TTTCATATCCATCCTCTGAACGAGCAAACCATTCTCCCTCTTTGAGTATGTCATGATACCAAGTACCTTTTAGTTTATTAAACTCTTTTCTACAATCATTTTCTGTCATCTCCATTGTTGGCATTGGATAGTCCATAGCAATAATAGCCAGAGATTCTTTTACATCTTCTTTATCAAATGTATCTTTGATATGAGCCCATTCTTTCTCGTCTATACTGAGATATGGTTCTTGGTTCTTAAACTTGTTAAAGTATTCTAAGTACATTTACTCTCCATGCTCCGACAACATATATTTACTAAATTTAACTAATTGTTCTGATGTTGCGTTTTGTTTCATGCAATTAGCTAATTTACTCATTATCATTACGTTACCTGGTATATAACCTTTGGTTGAATCTATTCTATCTAATGATGGTGAATTATCTTGCCCCCCATTTATTTTTACATTCCAATCTAATTCAATTCCCAATACAGGACATATTTTAGGATACTCTATTGTGTTCCAAGAAGTAAATCTTTTTTTAATCATTATATTTTTATTTCTACTACTTGGTATTGTAAATTCACTAATTGATTGTTCAATCTTAACACCTAGTATATCTTCTGGTTCAATAGTGAATTCTTTACCCTTTACTTTAGCCTGACCTTTTCTATTTGTAAACCATTTTTTGAATGGGCACATATTATCTTTATCTACTTTTGCACAAGGTTTACAATAATTCCTCAATCCATCTTTATTATCTCTTTTTTTACTAAACTCACTTAATGACTTATGTTCTTTACACTTATTACAAACCTTATCATAACGGGTGTGTCCGGCTTTATGTTCCACGAGTGGATGCACATACTCGGTTTTATTAGTATTGGCTTCAACACCCATTAATTTATTTTTCTCCAACGAACTGATAATCATCTTTGTCATCATCTAATGGCATATAATGATATACTTCAACTTGGGTATTACATTTTTCATTAGAACAAGATAAGTTAGTTAAGATACCATCTTCATCTGTATCCAAATCTTCAATATCGTGGTCACCACCCCATATCAAATCACTTTCACAATGCCAACATTTCATCTTATTCTCCAAATAACTCTTTAAATGCCTGATTGGCAGCTTTTGATTGTTCTGTTTTCTTTTTCTCTTCTTTGACCTTATCCACTTTAATATCGTGGTCACCTCGTTTCCATTGGTCAAACTCAATCTTACTAGCCATCATATCAGCCTGATGTAGTATGTAAGCCATATTGGTAGTTAACTGATTATCTTTACTATAATTCATATAATAACCTTTGTTAGCGTCTTCATACATACCATCTGTTAATCTTAGTCCAATATACTCATTCTCTGTCATATTGACATTAAAATGTTGTAGTATCCAACAGGCTCTATCAGTAATTGTCATATAATCTATCTTTGGATTGTGTTTGTATATCAACCCTTGATTCTTTCTGTGCCAGTCTGAGTCATTCTCTATATAGTTGTCCTCTACAAGATTTCCAACCTTACCTAAATCGTGATGAAGAGCAGCAAATATTAACTCTTCTTCAGTAAAGTTATCTATTTTAGCGCCGTTTTGTCCCCACAATCTGTATATCTGTTGAACAAACTGTGTGATGTGTAAAACGTGTTCTACATAACCACCTGGATGAGCATTATGAAAGTGTTCTCTACCACTAGCTGGCGCCAAACACATTCTTTCTTCAAAGAAGTCATACATCTCGTTCAACCTCTCTAGCCTTTCGCCAGAGAAGTTGGCATCAATTACTTGTCTTAGGTTACCCCAATTATGTTGTATTTCTTCTGGTGTTAGTTGTTTCATATTATAACCTCACTTCTAATTCTGATTCACTTAATATCTTTAAGGCGTCTAAAGATGCTTTTAACTGATACTTACTAAATGTATTATCTTTCATCTCTTGATACTTCATGAAGTTAGATTTATATAACTCTCCGAAATAAGCAGCAGTTCTGTTTTTAGAATTTAGAATTGTACTCCAGTCAAATTGTTTCAATGCCTTATTTAAGTTATCTTGTTCAAATCCAAAAAACCCATCAATAGCTTTACCAGAGTTATTATCATGTAACCACACTCCACCAGTACCATCTACTAAATCCAAACTTCTCATATCAGATGAATTAAGACTACCATTAACAGCTAACGGAAAACAATTCAAACCTCTCGATATGCCTCTTTCATCAACAACACCTTTTGTTTTAGTTAGAATTTTTTCTCTAAGAACATCTTCATCGTTTCTGTCTTTTTTCTTTAGTTTAGCAACACTATCCATAGCTTCTATCATAGGGACAAAAACATTAGTGGCACGAAAACTAGCAGTATTTGCCGGATAGTCATCTGATGAACCAAAAGCTTCGTACAATGGGATATCAGTAACTCCAACTTTAACATCTTGATTTAAAACAGCCTTATATTGAGTTATCAACTTCGTAATTGTAGTTTCAATACCATTTTTATACTTTTTCTTTGCCCATATAGCATATCCAATGAAAAAAGTTCCATGACTTTCTCCTAAATGACCGAATTTCTTGATATCAGGACATTTATCAACATTATGATTTGATTTATATATATCTTCTAACTCTTGAATGTATGTATCGAGTTCATCCCATTGTTTAGAGACATAAACTTCCTTATAGTATGTTTTGTAAAAATCCTGAATTTCTTTATATTTAACACCATCTTTAAGTAAACGAGCATACATATCTTTATTCCAGAACATAAAAACATCATCATTAGTATATTTATCATACTCATGAAGTTTATTGTAAAAGTTTTCCAAATCACCTATGGTTGCACAATATTTATTCATCAAAAAGGTATGTATTAATGGTCTTATCTTAGCCTTTCTTCTCTTGTTTACCTGAGCACCAGCAAAACTACCTAATATTCTATTACTCTTACCATTTGGTTTTTTAGTGAATTTACCACAACCTATCTTGTCTGCAAAATAGTTCATAAGTTCTTCAAGACAAAGATTATCATGGTATCTTGAATCGACTTTATTAGGAACTATGTAAAAGTCAAACGGCTCCCACTTGTTTTCAGGATTGTTAGCATTTCTCATGTCTAAAGAATGTAAATTTCCGTCCCAAAGACTTACTTTCCAATTTAACCTAGGTATGTTAAAGTAGTAATCTTTAATTTCTTCGTTAGCATTTACAATTTCTTCCCAAGAAATAGGAATACCCATCTTTGATTCTGACAATTGTTCAAATACACCTCTAACCATTCTTATAAATCTTTTATTCTTATCAGCAGTTGGATATTTTACCTCTATATCATCTAATGTTTCAATCCAACGAGTAGGTGATATAACTTTCTGTGAATAAAACTCCCCACCTTCAAATGCTAAAGAACTAAAAGTACCACAATCACTTATATACCCTATTGCTTTAGTATCTTCAGTATCAGTTAATACTGACATCTCTAAACATCCTTTTTTAGAAATACCACAGGAAAATCGTATTAAGTGATGAGCCTTTCCCATATAAACAGAAGCAATAGCAAGTTCAACAGTTCTGTTAGTTTCATTATTTAGAACACCCCCCTCAATCATATCACCTAACTCACCAAATGTCGCCATCCCAGCAGTAAGAAGTCTGTGGTTAATTTCAGTATTCCAATCAAATCTATTATGAAATAATAAGTCAATAGATCTTTCTAGTTTATATTTATACATTATTATTTTGCCCTTTGTTTATGTTTAAATTAATTGTTTTTTCTTTATTTATCATATGCTAATATAACACTAAAAGCATATACTTGTCAAGCGATATTTACCAGAAAGTTTCAACTTCTAATAATTCTCTTACTTCATCGTTGACATATGTGTCTATAACCAGATGTATTCTATCTACATCACTATTGTTTTTGACGGCGTGTGGTGCTGTAACATCCACATAATAATAATGACCTTCTTCTAAATAGTTCTCTGTTTCTTTTCTACCTTCCCAAAGTGAAAAGTTAACCTGGTCATTAGTTCTGATAGGAACATGGATTCTAACTATGTTTCCATCTTTTAATCCAAAGTCTTTATCAATCTTATCAGAATGTTTTCCGATACTTGAGTTAGCTTTTATTTTCATAAACCGAACCCGTTCAAATGTTGATGGTATCTTTGCTAGTATATCATTGATAGGTTGAAATCCATCTTCTCCAACTAGCGAAGTATCTTGTAAAACAGCCTCAACCTTTACCTTACTTTTTAGAACATTTGGCTTTAAGATATCCAATGGTGTTGGTCCATAACCTCGTAGAGATATTGCTGTCCAATCATCACCTTTGCTATATTTTGTCTTGACTTTGGAAAACTCTGTATTGTCAATATAGTTCAATACTTTATCAAAGTCAAATAAAGATGGTTCTATATCTAAATGTTTTATAACTCCTAGTTTAGGCAAATGTATTCTCCTTATATCTATACAATGGTTTTTGTTCTAGTAGATAAACCTCACCCTTTACTTGGTTTGTTTTTCCCCACTCAATATCACTAACTTTGATAAACCCATTGTTTTTATAAAATTGTATAGCCCTATCATTATCAGACCTAACCGATAAAACAATATCTCTACCCCTATTGTATTCAACAAAGCGTTTAAATATTCTCTGGCCGCTTCCATCGCCTTGATTCTTAGCAGCAATCTGATGTAGTATACAATCATCCTTTTGAGCTTCATAAGTACTCAATACTCTATGATGCCTAGAGTTTCCACTTTCTCTCATCATAGCAACTTTTTGTTTTCTTTTATAATGGTTGTATGTAATCAAAACTTTCTCTTCCCATATCACATTATGAAACTCAATCAATGTTTCTATTTTATCTTTTCTAATGTGTGGAAATGTATCTCCATATTGCTTGAATACATCCATTATCTCTTCTAAATCATTTATTTTAGCGTGATTCATAACTTTATTATCTCGTTTTCTGTAACTTTTAGTTTGTGTTTGTAACCATCATCGTTTTGCTCACATAAATAGAGTTCATCGATAATCTCAATTACTTTATAAGAACCATTAATC